CCGCAGCGTCGATCTTCTCCGTGCTCTTTTGCTTATCCATTTTGATGTTGCCGGCCGGATCCTGACGGACATAGACGTTATCCATCATCCACCTCAGAACCGGATGGCCGCCATGCGCGATTCGTTTTTCCAGAACCAGCTTCATGAGCTCCTTTGTCGGAGGCGACATGTCCTTGTAACCCTGGCCAAATGGAATCATGACAAGTCCCTGACCCTCGAGGTTTTGTGAGAGCTCATAGGACCCCCAGCGGTCGAAAGCAATCTCCTTGATGTTGTATTTCTCATGAAGCTTTTCGATGAAATCCTCAATCCAAGCATAATGAATCACGTTGCCTTCCGTCGTATATAAATCCCCCGTTTTCTCCCAGGTATCATAGGGAACATGGTCACGCCTGACACGTAGCTGCAGGTTCTCTTCCGGAATCCAGCAGTATGGGAGCACGATATATTTCTCATCCTCAGTTCTTGGCGGAAACACGAGTACGAAGGCTGTAATATCCGATGTCGTCGAAAGGTCAAGCCCGCCGAAGCATTCTCTTCCGATCAGCTCCTCTGGATCTACATCGAATGCACAATCGTCCCATTTATCCATTGGCATCCAGCGCGTTGACTGCTTCACCCACTGATCAAGCCTCAGCTGCCGGAAGATATTTTCTTCTGCCGGATTTTCTTTTGCCGACCGGTAAGCATTCCGGACCTTTTCTATATCAATCGTATGGCCCAGAGATGGGTTTGCCTTGTACCAGCTTTCCTCGTCCTCCCAGTCATCATTATCGTCGATTCCATAGATCACTGGATAGAACGTGGGATCGATCTTTCTGCCTTCCAGGATGTCTTCCGCTTTTTGATGCTGCTCGTAGCAGATCGAGTTGCGGTCAGTTCCGGCCGTTGTGATCAAAAAGAAAAGCGGCTGCTTTCTCGCATCGCCGGAACCCTTGGTCATAACATCAAATAATTCTCTGTTTGGCTGCGCGTGTAATTCGTCGAATATAACGGCATGGCAGTTGAGGCCATGTTTCGTGTAAGCCTCTGCCGATAGCACTTGGTAGAAGGAATTCGTCGGCTGATACACGATTCGTTTTACACTGGTAACCAGCTTGACACGTTTCTTTAAGGCCGGACACTGGTCGATCATGTCCACAGCCACATCAAAAACGATGCTCGCTTGCTGCCGGTCCGATGCACACCCATAAACCTCTGCTCCCCATTCCTGGTCGGCGCAGGTCATATAAAGCGCAATGGCCGCGGCAAGTTCGCTCTTGCCGTTTTTCTTTGGCACCTCGACATATGCCGTATTGTACTGCCGGTATCCGTCCTCTTTTATGGTCCCGAATATGTTCTTGATGATCTCTTCCTGCCAAGGCAGAAGGTCAAATGGCACTCCTCTCCAGATCCCTTTCGTGTGCTTCAAATTTCGGATGAAGTTTATGGCCCTCTGCGCTTTTGCGTCGTCATACATTACGACATGCCTCCGGACAGCAGCAGCATTTCCATTTCGTCTGCTTCACGGCTTGCCGCCTGATCTGCTATGATCCGGGATCTGGAGCTAGGCGTCAGACCAAACTCTGCAGCCGCCTGCATCATGATTTTCTGATTCTGGTGCGCAATGGATACCTGCGGCACTTGCTGCCAGTATCCGCTTTTCGTTTTTATAAGGGATCCATGCTGCGTGATGAACTCTTCTGCTTCGCGCCACCTCGCATACGCCTGGCAATACGATGCGAACGCCTGCACATCAAGGTCGGTGAGCAGACCAAGTTCAAATAGATTCTTGGCAAGCCGGTGCCACTCGTTTCTGGCTTCCTCCTCGAGCCAGTCCGGGCATTTCGGAAGAGATGTCTTCTTAGGCACCGGCTCAAATATATTCAATTCTCGTTTGCCCGGATTACCTTCCAGGACCTTTACGGCTGTCGGTTTCGGTTTTCTGCCCCTGGTCGCCATAATCCTCATCTCCTTCCTTCGTAGTTTCTGTAATAAAAAAAGACCCTTGCGGTCTATATCTGTACGAGAGAAAGCCCGGTTCGGGCCTCTCGGTGTATTCTGTTTATGTATTCTTATGCATTGATCGCCCAGGCGATTGCGTGGCCGTCGTCTTCAAAGTAGCCTTCGCTGATCTCGCGGATCCCGATCATGCCTTCGCAGCTAGTGTCATCTGTCAGGAATTCGTAAACGGCTCCGAAGTAGCTCGGCTTACCCGGTCCCTGGTAATGGTATCCTGCAATGATCACCTTATCGCCGTAGTTCAGGAGCTTGCTCCATCTGCATTCCAGGTCTTCCTGGCAGGTCGGGTTCGGCAGTCTCAGCTCGTTTGCTCTTTCGCTCATCTTCATTTTAGTGTCCTCCTTGTCTTTTGGTATGTGTATATTCGCTCTTCTCGGAGGATATATCAAGTTATATTTTCACTAATCTGAGACTTTATATAGATACAATCTGTACGAGAACGAGAGCCTTTCGGCCCCGGTTCCGGCTTTCTTTTTGCTAGATGATTTCTTCTTCCTTAAGCTCGTCGTATACCTCTTCGAGGATCTGTTCAAGTTCCTCCCAGCAGTCGCAAACCCAGCGCGGTCCGCCGTATGGATTTTCCCTTGATCCGTCGCCGGCTGCGGTAAGCTCCAGGGCTTCGTCGGTGACTACCAGGCGGCCTTTGTATCCGTAAAGGAATGCGGACCCGTCGAAGTAATCCCAGCAGGCCCAGGCTTTGTCTGAAAAGCCCTCTGGAAGCGTGAGCCCCAGCGCCATCCTTGCTCCTTTCGGATCGTTTCTGTCGACCGGCTGCTCTCCGAAGTATGTTGCTCTGTTGTCTGCTCTTAAGAATTCCATGTTGTCCCTCCTTTGAAAATGTGGTGCTTTGCTTTTGTCATGTGTATATATCACTCTAAACGGGATATATAGCAAGTCATTTCTGCACATATTCAAAGTCTTTATTTCGATACTTTCGCAGGCCGTTTTTCCATCGTAATGGAATCCCAGCTGTATTCGTATGAGCCGACCTGAAACAGTATATACTGACCGTTTCCGCTGGCCTCAAGCAGCGTGATCTCTCTGTAGGCAGGTGCATATCCATTGAACCCGATAAGTGCCTGCCTTGCGACGGCTTTCAGTTCTCTCTTTGTCATGGCGTCCTCCTTAGCAAACCGTGAAGTGGATCCCCAGGATCTCTTCTTCTTTGTTCTCTCCGAAGCGCCTCTCCCATCTCTTGATGGTGCAAAGACCGTCCATGTGGCAGCCGGCTTTCGTGAGCTCGTGAAGGTTCTCCATCACCGCAGTGCTCTGATTGGTGTAAACGAAGGTGCTGATTCCTGCCTTGCGGAGGCAGTCAACAAAGTCGCTGACTTCTCTTTCCCAAAGGAAATCGTCCATCTGCAGTTCTTCGTTTTCATGTTCGATGCTCTGCATCCAGGCTCTGTAGGCTTTGCAGGCGCCGGCCGGTACTGGGTAGGTCAGCTTCTCATTTTCTTCGTACCAGGCTTTCAGTTCACCTGAGTCCCAGCCGCAGGTGTCGATGATCTCCTTTTTCCGATCTTCGAGTGCTCTTTTCTTTTCTTCGTAGGCATCTCCCTCGGCTCTAAGTTTTTCGAAGTAGGTGTTTGTCTTGCTCAGCATGTTTTTTCCTCCTTGCTCTGTGCTCTTCCTTTTGGTATGTACATATATCACTCTAAAGGCACATAATAGCAAGTTATATTTTCGGGAAAATCCGCTATTTTTCAGTGGTTTTAGCAATCTCCGGTGAAGATGAACTTGACGTACTTTGCCGGTTCATCTTCTAGGAATATGACAAGTTCGTAAAATCCCATTTTATTAGCAAGGTACTGGACCATGCGAATATCAAACATGTTCGTTTTGCCGGTGTCCCGGATCGCCAGGATCTGCTCTCTGATCGTTTCAGTCATGGCCGGCCACCTTCCTGCAGCGATCCTCGCCGTAAGCGATGCCAAGTGAGGACCCGCAGTCCCAGTTCACGTGAATCGTTCCAAGCGAATCTACCGCGATGACGGTCCCAAGCTCTCCTGGAGCAAGGTGCCGGTAAGGGTCCTGCATCTCGATCAGCTCGACTCTGGTCCCTGGAGGGTACTGCCTTTGCAGCCTTTCGACTACAGCACGTGGAATTTCGAACATTCCTGCTCCCTCCTCTCTTTTCTAATTTCAGCCCATTTCTTTGTCTGGATTTCTTTCTGTTTCTTTGTTCTGAAGGCGCAGTTTCCGGAGAGATTCCGAAGCAAGATCGCCCGCGCCGGCTTATACACCTCACCGGTCATCCCAATCGTATTTAACCAGTTCCTGAAGGCATACTTTTCGTTATCCGGAAGTCCGATGCGATCTGGCCGGATTCGTTTCTTTAAGACAGCTTCATTGCTGATATGTTCGATCAGCATGGTGTAGGCGTCGATCAATTCTGTTTTCTGGGTAAATGGGAAGGCTGTAAAATAGATCTTATCCTCCATAAATTTGAGTCCGGCATTGATTTCGTTTCCGCCGCAGCGTGATAGGATCTCCAAAAATTCTTCTCGCGTCTTTGGCCGGATAGCATCAAGCTCAGAAATGAATGTCTGCGAGATCCTAAAGCCTCCCTTATTTCCGCATGCCTTTGAAAGCAGCTCATCTTTAGAATTTATCCGAAAGACGATATTCATAAGGCTGTTGCCGTCATGCACCTCCATCGGAATTGCGATGGCTGTTGTTCCATTTTCGTGTCCGGTCTCCTCAATGATTCCTTTGGCAGAAAGTTCTGCGACAAGCTCGTGATCTGCTTCCGTATCCTCTGCTGTCATAAGGCCATCCTTTGATATGGTGTAGGGCCCTACCTTGTAGGAAAAGGTCGGTGCTCCCTGGTAAGCCGCCTTTGTATCAAGCCGTGCCTCCAGGGCCTTCACCAGATCTTTTCTATCTTTCAGTAAACATCTTGCATCCATACTTTTTCTCCTTTCGTTTTTTGGTATGTACATACATGCCTCTAAACCGCATGAATAGCAAGTTATTTCTGATCAGATTCCAATAATTTTTCAGCCTCAGAAAATGTGTATTCTTTGCCGCCTCGAATCAGGCTAACCCCGTCATCTCCGGCAAGTTCGATATACCGTTTCACAATGACATCGGTGTACTTTTCATCAAGCTCCGCCATGAAGCAGATTCGGTTTGTCTGCTCGCAGGCAATAAGCGTCGATCCGGAGCCGCCGAACGGGTCCAGGACGATGCAGTTACTCATGGAGCTGTTTTTGATCGGATATGCGATCAGGGCCACCGGTTTCATGGTCGGATGCAGGTCGTTCTTCTTCGGCTTATCATAGTTCCAGATCGTTGACTGCTTGCGATCGGAATACCACTGATGCTTTCCGCCCTTCTTCCAGCCAAACAGGATCGGCTCATGACGCCACTGATATGGACTTCTGCCCAGGACCAGGCTGTCCTTTACCCAGATGCAGCAGCCGGAAAGATAGAAACCGGCATCTTCAAAGGCCTTACGGAAAGCCAGTCCATGTGAATCCGAGTGAAACACATAGATCGAAGCGTCGTCTTCCATGCACTGCTCCATATTTACGTAGGCTGCAAACAGGAACTTCTCAAACTGCTCCTCGGCCATTTTGTCGTTTTTGATCTTTCCGGCCGATCCTTCATAGTCGACGTTGTATGGCGGATCCGTTACCACCAGGTTTGCCTTTTTACCATCCATCAGAATGTCGTAAGTCTCTGGAAGCGTGCTGTCAGCACAAATCACCCTGTGCCGGCCGAGCTTCCACACATCACCAAGATGTGTAATTGCAGGCTTCTCCAGCTCTGCTTCGATATCAAAGTCATCTTCTTCGATGTCTTTATCGTGGACCTGGTTCATCAGCTGCTCGATCTCCGGCGGCTCAAAACCGGTCACCGCGATATCAATGTCGTCCTGATCCTGCAACTCTGCGATCAGATCGGCCAGAAGATCCTTATTCCATTCACCGGTGATCTTGTTGAGCGCGATGTTCAGCGCCTTTTCCTTTGTCTTATCGATGTCGATAACCACACAGTCGATCTCATCGTAGCCGAGATCCTGTAATACCGTCACCCGCTGATGGCCGCCGATGATCGTCATGTCCTTGTTTACGATAACTGGATCTACGTAACCGAACTCTTCAATGCTGCGTTTGATCTTTTCGTATTCCTTATCGCCAGGTTTTAGCGCCTTCCTCGGGTTATATTCCGCCGGGATCAGCTCTTTTATCTGTATCTTTTTGAATTCCACTTACTGCTTCTCCTTTCGTCGCAATAAAAATAGCGGCCCACTACGTGAGTCGCTACAAGCGTTTCTAATATGTGATTTATTATGTGTTAATTTCTTTTACAGCCTTGATGATCTTCAGTTTCGAATCAATGACCGCAACGTATGCATCCCGCAGCGCCTGCAGCCTTGGCCAGGTGCTTTGATCTAACCAATCGGCATCAATCTCCGATAGCTCTGTGGAGTGATATTCCATAAAGTGTTTGGCGGTGCATTTACTGGCCATTAAATCCGCATATTCTTTCGCGGGCCCATCTGGGATATTCCTATAAAGCACATCCAGCTTATCCAGCACATAAGAATCCTCATCAAATGCGCAGCCTTCAATATTTTTAAGGCAGGTCATAAGAAGTTCCGGATCCATGAGCGGAAGATATATCACAAGCTGCATCAGGTTCATGATGCTTCTTCTGCGGTATATGATCTTATCTGGGATTTCTGGGTACAGCAGCAGCTGCCTTATAAGCATGTCTTCTATCGTATCGTCATCAAGCTCCCCTTCATAGAATTCCTCAATGGCGGCCCTTTTATCGTCTTCCTGCACAAGATCCGACAGGCTGCAGCCCAGAGCCTTGCAAATATAGCTTAAGCGGAGCATATCAAAGTGGCCGTTTCCGCCCTCGATACGCTTTAATGTCGATAAAGACACCTTGTCTTCACCCACCCGCTCAACCAATTCTTCCTGCGTTAGCTGCTTCTTTTTACGGTAATATACGATCCTTCTTCCGATCTCTTCTGTGATACTCATGCCGCACACTCCTTATTAGAAATAGAATAGCGCAGCGATTATTCCTTTTCCAGATCAGAATTGACACTTTTACCAAATCGATCAAGAACGTAGTGTTCATGACAGCAGTATTTTCTATTTTTGTTTCCATACGATTCGAAGATCTTACCGCAGTACGGACATTCCATCGTATAGATTGCCTTGTCGCTTTTCCTGATTTCTTCCCTATGTATCTTCCAGTAGTTGCGCCTGCAAGCCTCGCTGCAAAAGCGTCTCTTCCTACCGGTCTTCTTTTGCTTTAACAGGGCTCCGCAGAAAGCGCAGGCGCTGCCGTCCTCGATCCGGTCCTTGAGATTCATCTCGTACACCGGCTGATATCCGGCAAGGCCTCTGAGCTTACAGTAGTTTCTAACGCTATCGCGGGATACACCCACAGCTAAAGCAATTGCGCGATACCCTAACCCCTTTTGACGGAGCTTTCGTATCTGCAATCCTTGTTCTTCCGTCATTTTCACGGTCTCCTTTCCATACTTTTTCACGAAACAGCTACCCCTTTGGGGCGCCTTAAACATGCGCTCTTACGGAATTTGCGCCGCTTCCAGCCTGATACCCCTTTACAATTTCGCGATTTCCCGCGCGTGAGGGGGCGCCGTTCTGTGGAGGGTTAGCCCTAGAGATTCTGACCGCCCCTACCCCTGCAGCTATTCCCAAGGGTATCTGTATTCCATATAACGATCGTCGGTCATTGTCTTTTGATCGTGATGATGTTTGCACAGGGCCTGCCAGTTGCTCTCATCCCAGAAGAGCCCCGGGTCCCCACGGTGCGGCACGATGTGGTCCACAACCGTAGCCTGCACGTACTTACCTTCTTGCAGGCAGCGAACGCACAGTGGATGCTGAGACAAGAATCTCTTCCTGGCCTTCTGCCAGCGGGCATCGTAACCTTTAGCCGCAGCGTTTGGTCTGCTGTCCTTGTGTAACTGTTTATGCTCATAACAATACTTCTGACCGGCTGGCACCAAGGCTGGACAACCTGGATGCTGACACGGTACGTTAAGTCTCTTCGGCATCCTTACCACCTCCTCGTGCCTGGTAAAGATGTGCTGCGGTGAAAGGAGAAGCCCGCCGCCTGCTTTTAGGCATAAGAAAAGACCCTGCAGCAATCTGCAAGGCCTTCTGG